GAGTCACCGTGTGACCAGCGATCTGTTGACCAGTTGTAGATCAGGAGCTTCTGGACGTTGAAAATATCCCGGAAGCACCACAGCACCAGTTTATTGACCGGATCGACAGCAGCAGACATCTTGCTGAACTGAGACGGATCTGCGTTGGCGTAGAACCACCTATCGACACGCTCTGCCCCGATAGGCTTGACCTGCTGACCATCGGTCATGAAGAACCCGTCATCGCTCAGGAAAAACGTCATCGGGCCATATTGAGCAATAGATCGAGACTCGTAGCAGCCTACGTTTCGAGCAATGTTGTCGAACTGGAAGAACAATGGTGCGCCAATGTAGGTCATGCGATATAGACCACGTTCCATCAGCACGACACCAAACTCACCCCCGGTAATACCGCGAATCTCACCACCGTCAGGAATGTCCTGCGTGTCGGATTGACTGGCAGCACCAGGAGTCCAGTCTGTCTCATCGTTAATATCAGACCACAACACCCTGTTGGGATACGTTGAGGTCTTACCAGCAACAACAAAGTCCCGCACAACGGTCACAAACGATGCTGTGGGAGCAGCAGCGGCAAGGTCAGCAAACCTTGTGCTGGATGCCATGTTCCAGGCTTGCAGTTTGTCTACACCGTTAGACGCGATCACCTGAGATCCAAACTGAGTGAACTGCCAGAAGTCAGTTGTGGAGTAGGCAGTCGGAGTCCTGGAAACATCATCCAGATCAGCATCAGCAGGATCGAACTTAAACAGTTTGCCAGCACCAGCACCGAATAGGGTGGTAGCGCCAGCCCATCGACCAGGAAACACGGTCAGCAGATTCTCACTAGCAGCATCAGACAGGTTTGCAGTCCCGTTGAGAGACGCATAACCAGATGCTGTAGGGTAGATGTTTTTAGCCTCGGTCAGGTTCCCAGAAACCCCTGGCCGATCTGGTGTCCACTGACCGAATGCAATCCTCATTCTTTCTGTTCCGTCTGCTGCTGAATCTGCTCACGCAGTTTCTGCCAGATTGCAACGGAGACTTCCAAAGGCAGTTTGCCTAGCCCCATTGCAATGATGTTGGCTTCTTCAACCGTCACGGTGATGGTGAACTCTTGCATCATGCTGCCCAGGGAAGAGGAGGTTGAATCACAGGTGGGTTGATTTGGTTGTCGATCTGTTGCTGCACCGCAGCCTCAGTCGCGTCTTTGTCCACACCATTCGCCCAGATCCAGCCCAGCACGATGTCCTGAGTCAGATCAGCGTAGGGGGTGAAGTTTGCCGGGTCAGCAGGGGGCAGTGAGCAGGTGGAGTACACGCTTGCGCTGTAGCTGTCCTGTGTGCCGTTGCAGCGCCAGCCCACGGTGATCACCGCTTCGGCGGGATCGGCAGAGGTCGGTGTGGTCTTCATCCATTCGATAATCCAGACGGGGGTCATGTTCATTCCTCTACAAATTCTTTGACCGCATCGAGGCCAAAGTGGGCGTTAACAAAACGGAGCAGACGCTCCACATCAATCCGCAGGACTTTTCCTGTCGGGGTGTGCTTGGAATGGAAAATCCATTCGTTCGTTTCAGTATCGTGCGGAGATAGCAGCGTGGCGTTACCGGCTGCATCCATAACTCTTGCTTCGCCTGCGGTTGAATAAAAGGATACCCCGTTTGCCAGAGTGCCAACAGGAGCCGTGCCGTCGAAGATGTCAACTCGGTTTGTTCCTGCCGTTGTCGCACGAGCCGCCGTGCCGCCGACTTGGACGCTGCCGCCAGACGATGTTTGAAAATCCCCACCGCTGGTGATACGGGCGCGTTCGGTACTGCCTGCGTTGGTTACGCCAGCAAAAAACAAAATTCCTGTGGCGTTATCCAGTATTTTTATGGCTTTGGTGTAAGAACCGTTGTCTAACACGCCAAGTTCAGCGTTTCCTCCTTGACCACCAACACCATAACCGCGAAACACGCCGCCATAAGTGGTTCCAAGAGTGGCGTCTGTTGCTACAAACTGCGCGTTGGTAGTTGCATGGGCATGAACTCTTCCTTGTGCAGTTCCTGTGGTTCCAACAACCAAATTCCCACTCGAATCCAGCGTCATTGCTTGGGTGTTGGCAACATTCTGACCTGCTGTGCTGGTATTGGTTGTGTACCAATAGTGCTCGCCCGTGTCTCCACGAAGCAGGTATCTCGGGGCGTAACCGTCGTTGATAAACTTGGAAGTTCCGGCACTATTGATGTATTGATTGGTTGCTAGAACCGTAAAGTTTAGAGAGGTCGATGTAAGACTGGAAAGAGCGCCTGACCCTCCAAACTGCATTGCCTTGTAGTCAGTTGACCAATCTGTTTTAGGCGTCACCCCCAGACCGAGGTTGCCGGAGGAGTCGAGACGCAACTGCCCAGAATCAAGTGCCGCATCGTTGTACCCAATGGAGTACAGCCCAAAAGCCGACATCCCGGCATACCAACTGTTTGTGCCGTTGAAGTATTGCAGCGCTGTATTTGCCGCTGTTCCCCCGTTACGGGTTAGACGCATTACTGCCGCTGCGGTTGAATTGACATCCAACTTCGTAGCAGGCGCATTCGTCCCAATCCCAACATTCCCCAACACTGCTAGGCCGTTACTACCGATGCCTGCAAAACTGCTGTATCCGATCAGTTGGCTTTGCTTGACCTCCAGACCGGAGGAGTTGAGGCGCATATACTCGGTATCCGCAGTCGCCAAGAATCGCAGCACATCAGCGCTCGCGCCGCTTCCGCCAATCCGAATGGCTTGGCCGTTCGTGCCATCCGGGCGAAGCGCAATAAAGCCCCCAACCGTATTGCCCGTAGCCGTGATGGCATTCGTGCCATCCGCCGCGCCTCCGTTGGCAAGAGTTGAGCCGCTGAACGTCAGCGCACTCCCCGTGGTCAGCACCTTGCTGCCATTGAGGTAGGCCACGCCGTTGGCGGTGCCGCCCGACAGCGTGAGCGCAGCAGAGAACGCAATGTCCCGAGGGACGACATAGGTGTCGCCAGACTGTGCCGCTTGGATCTGCGGGACTGCTGTGTTCAGTAACAAAACCTCGTATGCGGCCATGATTTACCTCAGATTGGGTAATACTCGGTTCCATCGCTGGTCTTAGCAGACGATGCAACCGTGTAGTCAACACCGGATGAATCTCTCACCGGCAGACCGATTGAATAGTTATTCCCGGATGAATCCTTCACCACAAACGGCGCGCCAGGAACCGGAATATAGCCACCCATCGACCTAAGATTAGGCAGCTTGAGATTGAGTCCGAGCAGCATTAGATCAGCCCAACAATGTTGCTGGCAGTCGTTCCGGTAGACCAGACTCGCTTTGCCATGACAGGCAGGATGACGCCAGCAGGTACGTTGTTAAACGTCACCGCTCCGCCACCCGTGTCGCTGATCCGCAGATTGCCTGATCCGCCAATGTACAGCGCACGAACAGGCTGCACCAGATCAGAGTCAGCAGGAGTGATTGCAATGCAGTTGACAGCGCAACTGTCCGGTGTAGTAGAAAAAGGAGCAGCCATGATTTAACTCCAAACTTTGATTGCTAACTGAGATTTTGCCACAAATTTGAACCAGATGGTTGCTCTGTCCATGTGTTTACGCTTGAAGCGTTGTCAGTCCAAGCAATTGAGCCATTGACTTGATTTGTCCAAATGTTACCGCTTGGCATTTCATCTGTCCAAACATTAAATTCAGAACTATCAATCGACCAAACACCAAGCACAGACACCACACCAATACTACCGACAAGACTTAAACCAGTTACATCAAGATAGTTGTTGCTCTCAAGCGTTACAGTACCAAGAGCAGTGGTTCCTTGAACACCAGTAACAGGGACGACAACAAGGACAGTGACTGTGCCAGTTTGACCTGTCGCAAAAACACCTGTCAGACTTACGTTAGCATCACCAGAGACAACTACAAAACCAGTTTGCCCTGTAGCAAAAACACCAGTAGAAATTACAACAATCTCATCAACCGGTACGGTAACATTACCAACCTGACCAGATGAAGAAACTCCGGTAATCAATACATTTGCTTCACCAACAACAGTAACAGAACCAGTAAACGCTGTTGCTAATACACCAGAAACCTGAACGCGAGTTGCATCATCCAGAATCCCTGAAAACGGAACTTCAGATAATGCGTAAACACCAAACATTAAACGCCCTGCGGTTTAGTTAATAGCGCAATCAAAACCTCTTTCTGCTCGATTGTCAGATTACCGAGCGGGTCTTCAGGCTCAGACGCAATAGGCTCAGGTGCTGGCTCAAGCGTCCATACTTGCCGCCAAACTCCATGCTCATCCTGCTGCGGATCTTGTTCAACAGCAATCATGCCGGATGACCTGGGCATCTCTGTTGGTATCACCAACGGAATGCCCGCCTCTTCCAGAGCGGCAACATTGACGTTTTGCGGGATCGACCCATCAGGGTTTAACAAGAATTGTTTTCGCATGACAACTTTTAGAAGAACGTGATAACGATGACATACCCATTTGCGCCATTGCCACCAGCACCGCTGTTGGTGCTACTACCACCAGCACCGCCGCCGCCGCCACCGCCACCTGGGAATCCTCCAGCACCACCAGCACCAGCAGCACCGGCAGAATTCGATGATCCTCCACCACCACCGGAACCACCAAAAAAATACGTCGTTGTCGCGCCACCAGCGCCACCAGCACCGCCAGAAGATCCGGCAGTCCCGCCACCACCAGTCGTCGCTGTTGAACTGGAATTGATTGAACCACCTAAACCGCCAGCACTACCAGAGTTTTGGTTCGTATTTCCAGCATTATTTCCACCACCGCCACCGCCACCACCTGCTCCGTATCCGGCTCTGCTGCCAGCAACTCCATTTGTCGCGTTTCCATTACCACCAGAATTCCCGTAAGAAGTGATTCCCGTTGCATACACATTCAAGTTGCCGCCACCAGCGCCACCACTACTTGTCGATGTTCCACCGCCAGTACCACCATCACCATTTCTGGCTACAACCCAACTACCAAAACTTGAGTTATTCCCAGGATTTCCTGATTGACCACTTGTGTCGTCAGTGGTTCTGGCTGCGCCGCCTGTCCCGCCTCCACCAACCGTCACAGTCTCTGTTGATCCGAGCAGTGATGCAGCAATGAACAGATCAGTTCGACCACCCGGACCTCCACCGCTACCACTACCGCAACCAGTAGTAGCTACGTTCGCAGTGCCTCGCCTCCTGCCAGCGCCACCACCCCCGCCACCACCAAACACAACCACATAGACCATTTTGGCCCCGGCTGGCTTAGTCCAGTTTGATGTGCCAACGCTAGTGAAGTCTTGAATGTTTGCACTGGAGCTGCCGGTAGCCCATGACGTATTCGTCCCATCGGTAGTTAGAAATTTCCCGCTGTTGCTAGTCTGGTTTGGTAGTAGTGCATTGATGGCAGCGTTAGCAGTAGACTGTCCTGTGCCTCCGTTTGCGATTGCAAGCGTTGCAGATGTTGCTGGCACAACACTAGACCCATCTACATAAACAGATCGCTCTGCCGGATAGGTGACAAAAACATCTTTGCTACCCGATCCCCAATTGACAGCAGATCCAGCGTTGCTGGACTCAAGGATCGTATCTCGGCTAAGAGTCGTGCCAGACGCTGTGTATGTCCCGATACCAACTTCCCAGTCAGTTCCATTAGTGACCGTGTAATAGGTCGTGTTGCCATTGCCAACAACGGAAAACGACTGGTAGCCGGTAACAGCACCAGCGAGCGTATAAGTGCCAGTGCTGGTTGTGGTCGTAGTTTCCTTTACGCGATCTTTTAGGACAAGTGCCATGACTTACCCTTAAGCAATCCTGATGATCGCGTTAGACGCATCAGCAACCGGGAACTGAACAACAAAGTTGCCGTTTGTACTAGTTTTGTCAGCACCAAAATCCAGAACAGCAATCGCTCGATTGGACTTGCTGCTGTTGTAGATCAATGCACCTCTTGCCGTGAATGATGCACTCGCCCAAGTGCTGTCTGAGAAATCTACA